CGGCGGCGACCATCCCAGCCTTCTGGAACGTGCCACCAAGCCCGGCGGCCGACGAGGCGCCGATGGCGTCGAGGCTCTTGAAGTGGGCCTTCGCCTGACCGATGCCGGCCTGCAGGCTGGCGGTGTTCAGCCCGATCTTCGCAGAGAGAGTCCCGAGGGACGCGTCGATGCTCATACGCTCCCCAATCCTCGGAAGTCGGCTGCGGTCGCTGTCGGCCGGCTCATGTCCGGCCCGTCACCACTGGTCTCCGCTTTCGCCTGCATGCGGCGGAGCGCGGCGAGCGTGTCGAGGATCTGCGCTGGCGTCAACGTCAACGCCTCGGTGATCCCCGAGGCCAGCCCGGCGTGGCAGGCGGCTGCGATCAGGTCTGCGAAGGGGTAACGGTCGTCGCCTCGTCGGCCCCGGGAGGAGGGGCCGGCTCATCCTTCGCAGACTGAGGCTCCAGCGCCTCATGCAACGCCCGCATGATCGCGGTCATCAGGTCGGTGATCTCGACCCCGAACATCAGGTCGCCGACCTCCTTCTCATCGAGGTCGCCACCGAGACCGCAGCAGAGAGCGCCCCGAACCGCACGGACGGACGCCTGGCCGATGTCCATCTGCAGCTTCAGCAGCGACCCCAACGTCTCCTCCGCGTCGGCCAACGCGTTGATGTCGAACCGGATCGACCGCTTCTTCCCGTCGTTCAGGGCGACGGGAACCCTCCCGGTGAAGCCCATCAGCTGCTCAGGGCGGCTGCGGTCTCATTGAACGTGATCGTCCGGATCTTGCCGTTCGAGACGGTCTGCAATGCCACGAAGTCGAACTCGGACGGCATGTAGTCCTCGGCCTTCGCTCCACCGCCGAACTTGGTGGCCTTGCACTTGTGGAGGCTCACGTTCACAGACCCGCCGCCGGCGACGCCGGGGACCTCGACACCGAGCACCCGGAACTCCAGCTTGAAGTAGGGGCAGAAGGACGAGTTGAGGAGCGTGTTCGTCGCCACCTGGCTCGGGGTGACGCCGCTGTCGACGTTCGATGACCCGTCGAGGATGGCCTGCACGTCGAGGTCGAGGTCGGTGTACCCGGCCTTCCCCATGAGCTGGCGGACCTTCGAAAAGTGGGCCCGGATCGCGTTGTCGCCGAAGAGCTCCTTGGAGAGCATGTCCGGGTCCATAGCAACGGTGTTCACCCCCGGGAGGAGCACCCGAGGCCCGTAGGTCGGGTTCGTGGTCACGTCGGTCAGCATCGGGTAGATCGCTGCCTGGTCGACGGAGAAGACTGGGGTTCGGTGGGTGAGGGGCATGTGCTACTTCTCCTGCTCGGTGGTGAACGTGACGTGGTCGACGGCGGCGTTGAGCGTGTCGGCGGTCCGCTGATCGGGAACGACGGCCTTCCCGTCGACGACGTCGACGGTGCGGGTCTTCCCGCCCCCGATCGAGTAGCGGAGCGTCTCCGCCGTCTTCGCCGGTGTGGCCTCGGTGTGCGCGCTGGTCTGTACGGGGTTGGCCATTCGGTTTTCCTCCAGGTGGGGTTCAGGTGAGGTGGCGGGTAACGGCGACGGTGATCGCCTCACGGAGCAGCAACGTCTTCTCGTCGAAGCTGCGGAAGTACGACTCGGGCCGGAAGCGGATCAGGCCGTCGCCGCTCGACAGCGCCTGGCCGGCGGCGCCGTCGAGCGCCCGCTCGACCGTCGGGGCGAACGTCTCGTCGTCTGCGTGGGCGGCAGTCAGCTGCTGCCACAGGTCGAGCTGGACCAGCTCGCGGCGCCGGCGGCGACCATGGGTCTCAGCGGCGGTCGGGAATCGGGATAGGCCCTCGTAGACCACGATCCAGCGGGTGCCGGCGACCGCCCCGGTCTTCTCGTCGCGGAACACCGGAACCCCGGGGAGGGGCACTGCGAGGATCGCCTTGATCGCACCGGTGATCGTCGACGGCACGCTCAGCCCTTCAGCTCTGGGACCGACTTGCGGATGCTGGCCTTCGTCTCATCGACCAGAACCATCCGCCGCTTCTCCAACGCACGGCGGACTGGTGCGGCCGGCTGCCGGTTGTGCGTCCCACCGAACTCGATCAGCGGGAAGTAGATGGCGCCGGACCCGCCTGCGGTGATGACCACCTCGGCCGGCGTCGCCTTCCCCTTCACCACCGACCCGGCAGCAGACCCGGTCAGGACCGGGGTGTTCGCCACGATGTCTACGACCAGGCGGTCGCCCTGCTCGTCGAGCGCTTTCTTGGCGGCGTCGTCGCTGATCTGCTTCACGACCCGCTCAAGGTTGTCGAGCACCTCGCTGAGCCCCTCGAGGATCGCCATCAGCCGTCCCTCCGCAGATCGACCAGAAGTGACCTCGTCGCGTCGTGAACGGCGACGACTCGGTAGGAGACAGCCAGCCCTGACGCCGGGTAGGTCAGGCTCAGCTGGTCTCGGGCTTGCACGTCGGTCCCGAAGGGGAGCACCGCCTGCGCCGTCGTCTCCTGGCCCAACGCACCACCCTGCGGCTGCTCGGCCGCAGACATGTCCGTGACCAGCCCGACCGCCTCCACGCTGGTCGACTCGGTAGTCGGGCGCCCCTCAGCATCCGTACCCGTTCCAGCACGGGTGATGGTCACCGTCTGCGTCATCGCTGCGAAGACCGACACGTCACCCCTCCTTCTCTGGTCAGCGGGCGCCCGCTCGAGGCGACCACGCGGTCCGGCGGTAGACCGTCAGCGCCGCCTTCTCCTCTGCGGCCAGTACCGTCCCGACCGGGCGTGCGGCGTACTGCTCCTCGAACGGGCCGATCTTGCGGCGGGCTACCTGCTCCGGGTTGCTCATGTGCCTCGCCGCGATAGCGCACACGACCCCGACCAGATCAGCCGGGATCACCTGGAAGCCATGCGAGTAGACGACGTCGACCGGCCAGTCCGTCTGGAACGCACCCAGGAACCCATCGGAGCGGAACAGGTAGGCCGACGGCAGCAGTGGCGTGCCCGACCCCACGGCAGCGGACAGCGTGCCGGGGACCGAGACCGAGGTGACTGCGACGACGGGGCGTTCGGGCAGCCACACCTCACCGGTTGACGGGTACAACCTGACCGGATCCGAGGCGACGTAACTGAACGTCTGACGGCACTCGCTGCGCACAGCAGCGGACACCATCTCAAGCAGCCGGTCCGCCCTCGCCATCTCCTCGATGTCAACCGGGCGGCCAAGGAGTGCCGTCAGGTCTTCGGTGGTGGCGAGGGCGGCCGGCACCGGCTAGCTGCGATCGGCCAGATCGGCGCCGTCAACCTGCGGCAGGCGGCCGGTGGGTGCCACGGTCGGGGCGTCAGGCCCAGATTCGAGGCTATATGCCGAGTTGTGCAGCGGATCGACCTTGATGCCGACGTACCCGACCTCGGTAGTGGCGTCGACTGCCTTCTGCACCGGGGCGGCGGTCTGGGTATCCGCCTTCTCGGCTGCAGCCTTCGCTGCCAGTCCCTCTGCGGACGTCTCCCGGTGGTCCTTGCTGGTGAGTGCCACTAGGAGACCAGACGGGCGGCCGGGTAGCGGTTGGCCTCGACGCCCTGGTCGTAGTTGATGAGGTTGCTGACCTGCCACCCGACCCGGAAGGTGAGGCGCACCGCGGTCATGTCCTGCTGCGCCAGGTTGTAGATGATGGCGCCGGTGTTGTCCTGGATCACGGCCTCGGTGAGGATCTTCAGGGTGATGTCCTGGCGGACACCGAGGACGAACTCGTCCCAGTCGCCGACGAACAGGCGGACGTTCGAGCCGGCCACACCACCCGACGGGAACAGGCCGCGCATCGGGTAGACGACGGGCAGCCCGTCGATCATGTTCAGGTCACCGGCGACCCGGTCACCGTCGAGGCGGTCACCCTGGCTGTTCCGGGCGGACCGGATCCGACCGCGTGCGGAGCGGGCGGCGACGAAACCCGTGGCGTCGAAGCCGTCGGCCTCGAGCAGCCCGAGCGCCGAGTCGATGTCGGCCATGAACCCGCCCTGAGCGGCGGTGGCGACCTCGGTGAAACTGTTGCCGGCGGCGAGAGCGGCGGCGGACACGTTCGTCGGCCAGCTGGCCGGGGCGTTCGTCCCGAAGAACACGGCGGCGTCGAGCGCCCGGCCGACGGCCTCGGCCAGGTACGGCTCGGCCTCGTCCCACACGTTGGTCTCCATGTCTGCGACCACGGCGTCGGGGATCGGCATGATCGTGGCGATCTCCTCGACGTTGAGGAACTTGTTCGCCCAGTTCACCTCGGTCGTCTGCTTCAGCCCGGTGTCGCCGGTCACGAAGTAGGCGACGGGCAGGGCCGACAGCACGGGGAAGCGGGTCTGACCACGGGACACGGGGACCCGGCGGAACAGGGTCAGTGCGGCGGAGTCGTCGGCGACCCGGTTGACGAGCGCCCGGGACACCTCCTCAGGGATCTCTGCGGCCGCGTCGGTGCGGCTGATGATGTTGTTGTAGGGCATGGGGATGTGGCTCCTTCAGTCACGTAGTCCCCACGGTGGGGCCTACAGGGGGTGTTACCGGTGGCCTGCCGCGGAGCGGATCAGGTCGTTCATGTTCTGCGGGGCACGTGCACCGCCACGGGTGCCGCCGTCGGCCGAACCTGCAGGGCGTCCGCCGGCGGCGGCCAGGTAGGGCTTGTCTTTCAGCAGCTGCTCGAGTGCGGCGGTCATCGACTTGGTGGTCGGCTTCCCGTCCTTGTCGACGTCGAGGTCGGCGACGTCGATGAAGCGGGACACGTCGGCTGGGTCTGCGAGCTTCCCGGCGGCAGCGGCCCGCAGCTCGGCGGTGGCGATCTGACCCTGGTAGGCGGCAGTCACCTCGGCCCGGGCGGCGTCGGCGGCATCCTTGCGGGCCGCCTCGACGGCCTTCTCCGACTCGGAGAGCGCTTGCTGGCGGGCCTTCTCCTCTGCGTCCTTGCGGGCGCCGTCGGACTTCTTGGCCCTCGTCTCCCACTTGCGGGCCTCCGCCTTCCAGTCGGTGGTGTCGCCGTCGTCATCGTCGACGACTGGTGCGGCGGGCGGCGCCCCTGCGGGCGGAACGGGTGCGGTTTCGGCCATGCGGCCTCCTTGCTACAGGGTGCCGTGCGGCACGTTTGGGGGTGGCCCGTGCGGGCCGGTTAGACGCCGGTGAACTTGTCGCCGGCGGCCCACAGCAGCGGGCCAAGCTCGTCGTGATCCTCGACGGCCACGACGTCGTCATCCTGCGCCGACAGCGGCGGGTCACCGGGAAGTGGCTCGGCCACGCACTGACATCCGGGATGCAGTGGCATCGGGTCATCCGAGGACGAGACGTTGCCGTCAGCGTCGGCGCAGAGGTCACAGCCGCCCGACGAGACCCGCTGGCAGCGCTGCACGTCCGGGTTGGCGCTCAGGATCTCCCTGCTGGTCGACCTGGCGGCGAGGTTGACGTCGGGTGGACACCGTCTGCTCGATGCGGGCCCGGGCCGCTTCGACGGCCACCTCGATGGCGACACCGGCGGCGAGCGCCGTCCACAGCCCGACGAACGAGCGGCGGTACACGTCACCCGGCTCGGTCCCGTTCCTGGCCGCGGCGCCCGTCACCTCATCGGCTGGCACACCGAGGTCATCGACGGACCCATCTGCGATGGTGGGGAGGATCTGGCCGAGGTAGGCGGCGGTCAGAGCGGACGCCTGCTGCTGCGCTGCGCCGACGACGGGAACGACGGCTGCGATGAAGTCGGATGATCGCTGCTGGTCGTAGGAGGGAAGGCTGGCGAAGACCTGACCGACCGCGGCGGCGGTCTGCCGCTGCAGCCCGTTCAGCGCCCGCTTGTACCGGAGGGTCACCGGGTGGGCCACCTACCGGGCCTCGGTCAGTTCGCGCCCGTCGAGGCTGTGGTGCACGACGACCTTGCCGCCCTCCACGAACAGCACGGTCGGGCCGCACACGCAGTCCTCATCGACCTCGTGCTCGATGTCGTCGGCAGGCACGAGGGGGCGATCCATCAGGCAGCAGGGAGTGTTGGCGGGCGGGCCGGGCTGATGGTGGTCGTGGGCGGCGGGAGGATCATGGAGCGCAGCTGGGTTGCCGCCTGCATGGTCTGCCACCGGGTGATCTCCTGCGGTGAGGCGCCCCACCGCTGCCAGAGCACCTCGTTCGGCACGCCGAGCGTCGACATCTTCACCAACGCATCGACCAACTCGCCCTGGCTCCTCGACTCCGGGTCATGCCAGATGACCTCGGACGTCGGGTCGTTCGCACGCGGGTCGCCGAGCACAAGCAGGTTCAGGTGGTCGACCTCCTCCCACGACTCGCCGAAGCCGAGCTGGTCCTTCCGCACCTTCGCGACCAGGCCCGTCTCCGTCGCCTTCAGACTGTCACCGGACGGGAACGCCCCAGACTGCCCGAGCAGGTAATGGGGAGGCGTGCGGGTGATCGCCGCCAGATGCTGAATGTCCGACTCGACCGAGGCGATGTAGTTCGTCAGCGTCGCCTCAGAGAACTCGCCGAACTTCACCTTCGGATCCTCTGTGTGCCACACCCGGTCTATCGCCGCCTTGAACGGCTCGACCGGCTGGTTCGTCGCCGGGTCGACCGGGATCTCCATGCCCGTGATCCACCGCTGCCGGAACGCCGAGATGTCCGCCGCCATCAGCCGGTTGAACAGCGTCTCGTTGATCCGGTCCTGTATGTCGGTCACACCGTCAAGCTCCGAGCGGCCGCCGCCCATCATCCTCGGGTTGTTCTGGAACTCGACGACCGGCACCACGCCCAACGGGTTCGCGAGCGGCCAGTCCTCACCCTCGACGTGCCGCTCCACCCACCCGGCCGCAGACACCGGCGGGCCGGCGGCATTCGCCTTCGCGTGACCCCGGAACTTGTAGATGCCATCAGGCAGGTACAACGTCGCCATCCAGAAGCCGGAGTCGTCGTCCAACCACCGCTTGAAGGCGGCAAGCCTCCGACGTCGCAGACCGGCGGCATACGCCACCGTCATCTCGCACGGATGCTCCACCGTGTTCAGCGGCGTCCGCTCATCCTCTGCGTTCGCCCACACCACCACGTACGCACGGCCCGTCGTGACCGCCGCGTCATGCACCAACCCTGAGTCGGCGTCGAGGTGGTTCGCCTGCCAGATCCGCCAAGCGTCAGCGTCAGCGTCCTTAGAATCACCACGCCGGAACCCGTCGACCCGCAACCTCTCTGTGACCGCATCGACCACCAGCGCCATCCAGTTCGACCGGCACAACCTCATCAGCCGGCGGTACGCCTCATGAGCCTTGTCCGACGCCGCCGGCAACGGGTGACGACCCTCGTAGTACGCCTCGAACCCTGCCGCCTCAGCGGCCTGCGCCGTCAACTGTCCACCCAGCTTCTTCAGCCAGCCGTCAACATCCACACGGCCTCCCAAGGTCAATAGCCGATCGAGCGGTACTTCTTCTCCGGCTGGCGCAACATCAGCCTCGACATGGCGTTCACCGCAGCGGCGATCCCGTCGATCCGTTTCGCCGACTTCATCCGGTCAGGCTTCGCCGGCTTCACGTTCCCACCCTCGTCCTGGCGGACCTCGACGCAGTCGGCATGCCAACGCAACACCGGGTGACCGCCATGCCGGAACAGTGGCCGCTCCGACGTCGACCCCATCACCAACCGTTCCAACTCCTTGCAGGCCGGGCTGAGCGTCGCGTACCCCTGCCTGGTCGGGACCATCACATACCCGTCGCGCTCCATCTCCTGCACCGTCTCGGTGGCATTCCACGGGTCGTACGCCACCTCTGCGACCTTGCATCCCAGACGGGCCACCTCAGCCTTGATGTCGGTCCGCATCTGCTGGTAGTCGACGACGTTGCCCTCGGTGAGCCGCAGCCAACCTTCCCGAGCCCAGATGGCGAGCGGCACGTGTGTTTCCCGCTCGATCACCTCGGCCCGCTCCTCGGGCAGCCAGAACATCGGCCAGCACACCACCCCGTCACCGTCAGGTGCGAGGAGAGTGAATGCGGTCATGTCTGTCGTAGTCGACAGGTCCAACCCGCCGTAGGCGACCCGCCCCTTCCACTCCTCGACGGTGACGAGACTGGCCGTCGCGTCCCACCGGTCGAGGGGCAACCAGCGGACCGTCTGCTTCGTGCGAATGTTCAGATGCAACCTGAGGTAGCGGTTCAGCTGGGCAGGCGAGGACTGCGCCTCCGCCGCTTTCCGCTCCAAGTAGTCGGCCAGGATCGTGACGCCGTACCCCGGATTGGCGGCACGAAGCGTTGCTTCGGAGAACGGATCAAACCCTTCCACGGTGGCGTCCGCACCGAACACGACCCCGTAGAACGACGGGTCGATGATGGTGCCCGACGCCAACCCTTCGACGTACTCCCGCTTCGTGGCGTAGATACTCCCGTCCGCTCCATCGTCCGCTGTGGTGATGAACCCGACAATCGGCTGCTCCCTCGACCCGGTGCCCGTTTCGAGTGCGTCGATCGTGTCCGCCGTCTTGTGCGTGTGGACCTCGTCGACGATCGCCCCGTGGACATTCAACCCGTGGAGCCGACCACCCATGTCTGAGGCAAGGGCACGGAGGATCGACCCGGTACCGGGATGCTCAAGGAGCGCCCGCTGAATGCCCCGCTTCCCGAGCTTCGCTGCGATCGCAACCGACCCCTCAGCCATGTTCCTGGCCGCCCGGAACACGATCGTCGCCTGCGCCTTGTCGCCAGCCGCGCAGTACACCTCGGCGGCCGCTTCCCGGTCAGCCATCAGCAGGTACAGGGCCAGACCCGAGCAGAGCGTCGACTTACCGTTCTTGCGGGGAATCTCGAACCAGAACGTGCGGATCATCCGGCGGCCGTCCTGGTGCTTCAACCCGAACACGGGGGCGATCAGCCACCGGACCTGCCAGTCGAGGAGACGGAACTCCCGGCCCGCCCACCTGCCGATCAGCTGCTTCAGCAGCAGGAAGAACCGCAGGACCCGCTCTACCGCCACCTCGTCGAACGTGCCGCAGGGGAGTGGGGTGTTCAGCAGCGGCCGGCCAGGCCAGTCGGTGCCAACGACCAGGCCCTCGTCAACCCATCGGGCAACGGCGGCGTCGATCTTCTCGGCGGTGCTAGTCGAGGACGCCGTCGCCTTCGTTGGCATCCTTGCCCTCCGGGATCGTCGCCCTCAGCCGGGAGTTCGGCGTCACCAGGAGCTGGACGCCCAGCGTGGCGACCATCGCCGACGCCTCCCGCCAAATCTGCCACGCCGGACTCTTCCCCGGCGGGTTGTCCGACCGGCCGGCCCGTACCAGACCGTCCTCCTCGAGCAGCGCCTTCGCCTGCTTCTGAAACGACCAGGCCGTGCAGTACGTCGCCACGATCGCCCGGTCCACCTTCGCCAGCACGCCGAGGTCATCGAGGGCCGGCACGATCCGGCGCCACTCCGCCATCGCCTCTGCGTCCAACCACGTCGGCGGGCTCGGCCGGCCGGGCGGCATCCGCTTCGCCACCGTAGGCGGTGCCTTCGACGGCTCCTTGCCCCGCAGGAGCCTCAGGTTGTCCGGGACGGGCAACGGTCCACGCTGACCCATCCGAGCCTCCTAAGTGCGTCCTACCGTATCCGGGCTAAACCCGACTGATCGTTCAGGAGACCTCCCCGTGGTCCCGGTCCCTCATCCCCACGGGGTCCTACCCCACCCCATGGCCTCTCATGTTTCAGCCTCGTTGGTTCCATCCGCCGGGTTGGTCTCGGGCTGTCCGCTGAGAGTGGTGGGGGTGGCAGTAGCTGCGAAGGTTGCTGAGGTCGTGGCCTCGTGGTCCTCGTGGTCCGAGGCCGTCCCGATGGTCGACCTCGGTGGCGAGCTGGAAGCAGCTGGGCTCTTCGCAGTGGGGGGTGATGGCCAGCTTGGCGCTGCGGGTGCGCCGCCACCGTGCGTCGTAGCCTCGTTGGGCGGCGCTGGGTCGGCGGTCTTTGCTGTGGTCTGGGCAGCGGCCACCATTGGGGACGAGGGCGGGGCAGCCTTGGGGCCAGGTGCATGGTTTGGCCGGGCTACGGGGCATGGTGTCCGCCGCCGGTCGGGGTGCTTCCGATGGTGCCTTGGTGGTCGCGGTAGCGGCTCACCGGGCGGTCCTGTCAGTACACCGGACCACATATTGGCATGCGTGGGGGGTTGTTGCAAGGACGCTCATCGTCGGACCTTCCTGCGTTTGGCTCGGAGGTGTTCGGCTCGTACGGCGTCTTCGATGACCCGGTTGGTGATCCGCCGCCCTTGTGCTCGTGCTTCGAGGATCCCGAGGAGGGGCAGGGTGTCTTTGGCGCGCCGCCATTTGAAGCACCATTCGCAGAGTCCGCTGGTCTCGCTGATGGTGGGGCTGAAGTTGTTGATGCGGGCGCAGCTGGTGCATCCGGGTGCGCCGTTGTCTTGGCGGTCTCGCTTGGGGTCGTAGGTCTTGGGGAGGGTGGCGTGGACGAGGCTGAGGGCGGTGTCCAGGTCCTTCTGTGCGACGCGGATGGCGACGGCGGGATCGCATGGTGGGGCGTAGGTGAGGGCGAGGTGGGCGTCGCGGATGCGGCCGTCGGCTTGGTCGAGGCGGCCGGTGTTGCCTCGCCGGGTGGTGCCGGTGTCTGCGTAGCCGGTGACGGCGTGGTCGGCTGTGCGGTCGGAGTGGCCGCCGGCGCTCCGGTGCGGTTCGAGGGAGGGTGAGCGGAGCAGGGATGGGGTGTTCACGTTCCGGGCTTCGGGGAGCCATCGTGCGAGCTGGTCGGCGGTGTCGTCGATCCGGTCGAGGTCGACGGTCAGGTCGGGGTGGGTGTGGCGGAGGCGGGCGGTGATGGTGGGGATCTTCTCGAGGTGGGTGGTCATCGGTTGGGGTCTCCTTGGTCTGGCTCGTCGGGGTCGTAGCCGAACAGGAGGCTGCCGGATGGTATGGGTTGGGTTGGGGGTGGCTGAGAGGCATCCTGGTTAGGTGTGGTGTCGTGGGTGTCGGGCGTGTCTGGGGGTGTGTGTGTTGAAAGTGGATTTTCGGCCGGGAGTGGTTGTAGAGGGGGGGGTGGGTTCAAATGCAGATCTATAGAGACACGCCCGACACCCCCGACACCACGCTCTACGTTCTGGCCTTTCATGCGTTCTCCGACGAGGTTTGGGTGGGTGTCGAAGATTGGGGTCGGGGCGCCCCGACGCCCGAAGTCGGCGAGCCGGTAACCGTCCCGAACCCTGATCCACCCCTTCTCAACGAGCAGCTCGAGGGCGTCGTACACGTCGTCGACCGTCTGCTGCCGGGATCTGAGGAGGTCCCTGCCGGTGAACGATGGCCCGTCGATGCCGCTGATCCACTTCAGGATGCTGTCGGCCTGGGCGGCCAGTCCGCCTGTGGCGATCGCTTCGACGCTGAGGGCGTGTGCGGTCCAGTAGTCGCCGATCTGAACGGCCCGTGAGAACGTGGCTGCCGGTACGGGGGTGCCGACGCCGCCGTCTGCGAGGTGGAGGAGGGCGGCTGTCCGGATGACTGACCCCTTCATTTTGGAGCACCAGGGGGCCACGTGGTGGAGGTCGCCGCCTTCCCGTTGGCGGACC